TGCCGCCCGCCGGCAAGCGGCGGTCGCTGGCGCTCGCCGGCTACCGGCAGATCCCCTACGACGCGGCCGATCTCTACTCGCAGCACATGGCGACATGGCTGCCGACGCTGTGGTCGCCAGACAATGAAATCAACATCTACCGCGACCGCATTGTCTCGCGGGTGCGCGATGCGGTGCGCAACGACGGTTGGGCCTCCGGTGCCGTCACCCGCATCCTCGACAACGCGATCGGCGCCAGCCTGCGGCCGGTGGCAAAACCGAACTGGCGCTGGTTGCAGTGGAAGACCCAGAACAAGGGCTTCGATCACGTCTGGTCGCGCGAGTTCGGTCAGGTGATCGATGCGAACTTCGAGATCTGGGCCACCGATCCGTCCAAGTACTGCGACGCGACCGGCAACCAGACCTTCTCCCAGATGGCGCACACAGCGTTTCGGCACGGTCTGGTCGACGGCGATGCGCTGGCGATCCTGCCGTGGAACGACGAGGACCGGGTGCCGGGCAAGGCGCAGTATGCCACGGCCGTGCAGCTGGTTGATCCGGACCGGCTTTCCAACCCCTATCAGGTGTTCGATCAGCGGTATTTCCGCGGCGGCGTCGAGATCGACAAGAAGGGCCGACCGATCGCCTACCACATCCGTAAGGCGCACCAGGGCGACTGGTGGGCCGCGGCCGACAGCATGACGTGGCAGCGTTTCCCGAAGCAGACCGAGTTCGGCCGGCCGATCGTCGTGCACTACTTCGAGACCCATCGCGCCGGGCAGCATCGCGGCGGTGCCGGCATCTTCACCCCGGTTCTGCAGCGGCTGAAGATGCTGATCAAGTACGACAGCACCGAACTGGACGCGGCGATCATCAATGCGATCTTCGCCGCCTATGTCGAAAGCCCGATGGACCCGCAGCTGGTCAAAGAGGCGATGGGCGGTGATGAGGGCTTCGAGCAGCTCTCGCTGAATGGCTACCAGGCCGACCGGGCGGCGTTTCACCACGAGAACGCCATTATGCTTGGCGGCGCGCGGATCCCGCAGATGTATCCGGGTGAGTCGATCAAGGCGGTGTCGGCGTCGCGGCCGTCGAGCAACTTCACCCCGTTCGAAGACGCGATGCTGCGCAACGTCGCCTCGGGCCTCGGGCTCTCGGCGCAGCAGGTCTCCAACAACTGGGGCGATGTGAACTATTCCTCGGCGCGCTCGGCCGCGCTTGAAGCGCAGAAGACGATGACGCGGCGCCAGGTGGACTTCTTCATCGGCTTTGCCTCGCCGGTGCGCAATGCGCTGGTTGAAGAGATGATGGACATCGACGACTTGCCGCTGCCGTCTGGTTACAAGCCTGACTACATCAGCTTCGCCGAGTGCCGCGCGGCGTTTTGCCAGTGCGAGTGGATCGGGCCCCCACGCGGCTGGGTCAACCCGATCGACGAGCGGGCCGGCGCGATCCTCGGCATGGAAGCCGGCATGTCCACGCTGGAACAGGAATGCCTCGCGCAAGGAACGAACTTCGAGGACATCCTGGCGCAGCGCAAATACGAGATCGACAAGTTCGATGAGCTCGGCATCCCGCGGCCGGAATGGGCCGGGATGTTTAACGTGAAGCCCGGTGGTGGGCCGCCCGACGGCGACAAGCCGGCGAAACAGAGCAAACCCGCGCAGCCGGAGACGGTGAGGTGAGAAATGTTAGTCGCGTTCTTGATATTCAATCCGTTGTGGCCCCTTACGTGGTGGCTGGTGCCCCCGGCGATAGTGTTCTCTGAGCTTTACGGCCAGCGGACGCTGGTGCCGCCAAATTCGCCGTTTTTGCGGGTCTAGGCGCGGTGAACCAGCGCCTGCCCCACCTGGCGCAGCGCCTGTTCAACTGCCCGCTCGCGATCCACCCGGCCAAGTGCGAGATCATCATGGCCGCACTCGCCGACCGCTTCGGCGTCACGCAGCTGTTCAATGGCGGGCAGGCGGTGGAGATCGGCGCCTACCGTGACGACGACGGTCCGGCGGCGGAGCGTGGCTACGATGTGGTGGACGGGGTCGCGGTGATCCCGGTCCAGGGCACGTTGGTCGCCAAGCTTGGCGGGGTCCATCCCTACAGCGGTATGACAGGCTACGACGGCATCCGGACAAATGTCGGGATGGCGATCGAGGACCCGGCAGTGAAAGCGCTGGTGCTCGACATCGACAGCCCCGGTGGCGAGGTGGCGGGTCTGTTCGACCTGGCCGATGACGTCTTCGCGGCCCGCCAGACCAAGCCGATCCGCGCCATCGTCAATGATGCGGCTTACAGCGCCGCCTACGCGCTGGCATCGGCGACCAGCCACATCTCGGTGCCGCGCACCGGGGGCACCGGAAGCGTCGGGGTGATCGTGCTGCATGCCGATCTCTCGAAGGCGCTGAGCAAGGCCGGGATCAAGGTCACGCTGATCCGCTACGGCGCGCACAAGGCCGAGGGCAACGAATACGAGAAGCTCTCACCGGACGCGGCGGCGCGGATTCAGACCGACACCGACGTTATGGGCGAGCTGTTTGTCGATACCGTCGCGCGCAACCGGAACATGACCACAGCGGCGGTCAAGGCGACCCAGGCCGAGACCTTTCTTGGCGCCGCCGGCGTGATGGTCGGCTTTGCCGACGCAGTGCAGGCCGCCGACGCGGCTTTCGAGACCCTGCTCTCCACCCTCTGACCACCCGCACATCGAAAGGGACTACCCAATGGCGCGCTCTGCGTTGGCCCAGGCCACGAACTTTGCCCACCTCCTGCGCTTTGGCCGAGGCGAGAGCGCCCAGCCGGCGCCCGTGACCGCGCTCGAAAGCCCGCTCGCCGCCATGGCGGCCGAGGACGATGATGACGACGACAAGGACGACAAGGACGACAAGAAGGCCAGACGGGCGAAGTCCAAGGAAGGCGACGAGGACGACGACAAGGACGACAAGGACGACAAGAAGTCCAAGCGGGCGAGGTCGAAGTCCAAATCCGCCGAGGATGACGACGATGAGGAACAGGCCCGCGCCGAGCATGACGACGCGATCAGTACTCGGGCGATCCGGCTGCAAGAGCGTGCCCGCTGCGCGGCGATCTTTGCCACCGCGGCCGCCGCCCGCCGGCCTGACATGGCCGCCTACTTCGCCTTCGGCACCGAGCTGAGCCGCGAAGCCGCGATCGATGCGCTGCAGGCCATCGTCAATGGCGAGCCAGTCAAGCCGGTTGCCGAGGCGCCGCCGCCCGCGCGCCGCGCCTCGCTGACCGAGCGGATGGCGCAGGAACCCCGCTACGAGGTCGCCCCCGAGGTCGAAAAGCCCGCGCAGACCGGTCCCGAGGCGTTCGCCGCCGCGGTGATTGCGGCCGACAAGAAGCGGCGCGGCCAAGCGTAGTCGTTTCTGCGCTCGACTGTCTCACCATCGGTGAGACGCACTTCCCGAATACTGGCGCTTTACTGGAAAGGTTTAGCCATGGCACTCACTGTGACCAACGTCTTTGACAACCCGTGGCAGCCCGGCGTTGTCGCGTTCGACTACCTGCCGGACCAGCTCATCGCCGGGCCGATGCAGCGGGTCACGCAGAACGTGCTGGTCATGTCCGGCAACCTCGCCCGAGGCACCGTGCTCGGCCGGCAGACCAATTTCTCGATCCAGTCGGCCGCCGGCGCCAGCAACACCGGCAACGGCACGATCGGCACCATCACGCAGGGCGCGACCGCCCTGGTCGGCACTTACACACTGACGGCAACAAGCGCGACCAACTGGACGGTGACCGATCCGGAAGGCAACTCGCTGCCCGCCGCGACCACCGGCACCGCCTACAGCAACACCAACGGGCTCGGCTTCACCCTCACCGCAGGCGGCACGGCCTTCGCGGCCGGCGACACCTTCACGCTGGCGGTGTCGGCGACCACCGGCAATTTCATCGCCTGCGTGAAGACCGCGAGCGATGGCAGTCAGACCCCGGTGGCGATCCTCGCCGACAGCGCCAATGCCAGCAGCGCGCCGGTCATGGTGGGTGCCTACTTCACCGGCGAATTCAACGCCAACGCGGTGACCATCGATACCTCGTGGACGATCCCCGACATCATGGCCTCGCTACAGGGCCGAAACATCCACCTGAAATCCGCCGTCATCGCCGCGGACCCCGTCAACGCCTGATCCAGCCGCTCCTGCGGCCCCACTCCCGCTTTTCACCCCTGATGGGGTTCGCAAAGGAGTTCTCCCATGGCCATTACGCCTAATCTCGCCTACGACACAATCGGCCTCGTTCACGTCGTTTCTAACCTCAAAAGGCCGGTTACTTTCCTGTTGGAGAAGTTCTTCCCCAACGTGGTCAACTCCACGACCGAATTCGTGGCGATCGACGTGGACATCGGCAAGCGGCGTATGTCGCCGTTTGTCTCGCCGCTGGTCGAAGGCCGCTTAGTCGAACAGCGGCGTATCCAGACCAACATCTTCAAGCCGCCGTATATCAAGGACAAGCGGGCGCCCGACCTGCGCAAGCCGATCAAGCGCATGATCGGCGAGCGGATCGGCGGCGAGATGTCCGGGCAAGAGCGGATGATGGCCAATCTGGCGGCCGAAATGACCGATCAGATCGACCTCATCACCCGCCGCCTGGAATGGATGGCGGCGAACGCGCTGGTCACCGGCACCATCACCGTGGCCGGCGACGGCTTCCCGACCCAGGTCATCGACTTTGGTCGTGATTCGAGCTTGACGGTCACGCTCACCGGCAGCGCGCAGTGGACCACCTCCAACGTCGTCACCACGTACGGCAGCCCCAACACCGCGACACCGGTCCTCAACATCGAGACCTGGCAGCACAACATCCTGCGCAAGTCGGGTGCGCGCGCCACCGACATCGTCTTCACCACCTCGGCCTGGGAAGGCTTCATCGCCGACCCGCTGCTCAAGGGCGCGATCTACTATCCGCGCTTGGGCGAGGTCGGCAACCTGATCGACACCGGCAGCCAGATCGCCGCCGGCGCGGTCTACAAAGGGCGCTGGGGCCAGTATGACCTGTGGCTCTACAATGAATGGGCGGAAGACGAGAATAACTACGAACGGGCGCTGATTCCGGATGGCATGATCATCCTGTCAGGCCCGCAAATGGAAGGCACCCGCGCGTTCGCCCAGATCATCGATCCACTGTTCAACTATGAGGCGATGTCGTTCGCGCCGAAGACTTGGATCCAGGAAGATCCGGCGCAGCAGTTCTTGATGATGCAATCGGCGCCGCTGGTCATTCCCTCGCGTGTCAACGCCTCGATGGCCGTCCAGGTGTGCCCGGCCGCCCTGACATAAGGCCAACGTTCCTGGGATGAACCCTGGGATCGTCATCCCACCCCAAAACCTACGGAGAACAAAGCATGGCGAAGGCTCCCGAGCCGGCGTCAACCGCCGCTGCCGCGACCACCACAGCCGCCGCCGATCCGGCGCCCAGTGCCGCCCCCGCTGCGCCGGCGCCTGCCGCCGCTGCCACACCCACGGCGCATTCGCACGCCCGCCACCGCGTCACCGTGGCCGCTGGCCGCAGCGTGGTCCATCAGGTCCAGCTCGGCACCAAGCTCAATGCCGACGGCAAAGAGGTGCCGCACATCGTGCATAAGAC